CGTTGTGGTAACTGTGCAGCTTTCAATGTCACATCCGATATGAAAGAATGCATAGCTGAAGGCATTGGTGACGACGAAGGCGAAGACCCATTGGATGTTATTGATGCTGGTGAATTGGGTTACTGCCAGTTTTTAAAGTTTAAATGTGCTGCAGAAAGAACTTGCGAAGCATGGGTATCTGGCGGTCCTCTGGATGACGATAAAAAAATAAGCTAATGGAGTGGTGGTATTTCCTTTTTGGGTTTATATTGGGAATATTGTTTATACTTTATTTAATAGGTAGAAGGATGAAATAATGGCAATTGAAAAAAGTATCGAAAGAGAAGAGAAGATTGACTTGGGAGTCGAAGACCAATCAAATGAAATTAAATTAAAAGTTGAAGAAGAACAAGAAGACTTAGGTGAAGGCGTACTTCAGGAAGATGGCTCTGTGATATTCGGAGCCATGACTGAAATTACTGAACTTGATACATCTTTTGAAAGCAATCTGGCTGAAGTCATTGATGAGATGGAACTGATGCTTATTGCTTCAGAAATAGAAGAGTATTTCGAAGAAGACCGTCAATCCCGTCAAGATTGGGAAAAAACCTATACCGATGGCCTGAAATACTTAGGCATGAAGTTTGATGACGAAAGAAGTGAGCCATTTGAAGGTGCTTCTGGTGTTATTCACCCCCTATTGTCTGAATCAGTAACGCAATTCCAAGCTCAAGCCTACAAAGAACTATTGCCAGCCAGTGGCCCAGTCAAAACTCAAATAGTCGGCGACAACGACATTGAAAAAGAAAAGCAAGCCCAAAGAGTCAAAGATTACATGAATTATGAAATCATGGTCAAGATGGAAGAGTATGACCCTGAGCTCGACCAACTCTTGTTTTACTTACCTCTATCAGGGTCAGCTTTTAAGAAAGTCTATTACGACCAAAACTTAGGACGAGCAGTTTCTAAGTTTGTGCCTTCCGAAGATTTATATGTTCCTTACGGTGCTACCGACATACTAAGCTCACCACGAGTAACTCATTTGGTGAAGATGCCAGAGAACGAAGTTAAAAAATTAATGTCGGTTGGTTTTTATCGTGATGTGCCTTTAATGCCCGGTTATGGCCAAGAGTCCGACATAGACGAAGAGATAGATGAACTATCAGGCATGAGAGGTCAAAATGAAATGGTTGAACTTTTAGAATGCCATTGCGATTTAGACATTCCCGGTTTTGAAGACACCAATGAAGATGGTGCAACTGGTATTAAATTGCCTTACATCGTTACCATTTGCAAAGACAATGGCCAAGTTTTATCCATTAGAAGAAATTTCAATCCAGATGACCCATTAAAGAAAAAGATAAATTATTTTGTGCATTATAAATTCCTACCCGGTTTAGGTTTTTATGGTTTTGGTTTAACGCACATGATTGGTGGTTTGTCCAAAGCATCAACTTCAATACTAAGACAATTGATAGATGCAGGAACACTAGCCAATTTACCTGCAGGGTTTAAAGCTAGAGGTGTTAGAGTCAGGGATGACGACACCCCATTGCAACCCGGCGAATTTAGAGATGTAGATGCTCCCGGTGGTTCTCTTAGAGACTCCCTTATCCCACTCCCATTCAAGGAGCCATCGGGGACTTTACTTTCCTTATTAGGATTGTTAGTTGATTCTGGTAAAAGGTTTGCGGCCATTGCCGATATGCAAGTTGGCGATGCCAACCAAGCCATGCCAGTCGGGACAACCATAGCTTTATTGGAAAAAGGCACCAAAGTTATGTCGGCCATACACAAAAGAATGCATTATGCTCAAAAAATTGAGTTTAAATTACTAGCCAAGATATTTGGTGAACAGTTACCAGAAATATACCCATACGAAGTAGCTGGTGCCGATAGAGCAGTCAAAAAGTCAGACTTTGATGACCGAGTTGACATCGTTCCAGTTTCAGACCCTAACATTTTTTCTATGTCGCAACGTATTATGTTGGCACAAGAAAGACTGCAATTGGTCAATAGCAATCCCAACGTCCATTCACAAGAAGGTATTTACGAAGCTTACCGAGATATGTATGCCTCTTTAGGTGTTGAGGACCCAGACCGATATTTAAAACAACCAGAAGAACAAGTCCCAACCGACCCAGTAACAGAAAATGCCAACTTAATGATTAAAGGCATTGAACCAAAAGCATTTAAAGAACAAAATCACGATGCTCACATTCAAGTACACATGGCTTTTATGAGCACACCTTTGGTCCAACAAAATCCACAAGGTATGGGAATGTTACAAGCCCACATATTTGAGCACATGGTATTTAAAGCCGAACTAGAAATAGAAGCTCAATTAGCCAACCCAGAAATACAACAACAGTTGGCAGGATTGTCGGATGATGAATTTGCTTTACAGTACGATAATATGAAGGCTATGAACTTGGCTCAACAGATGGGGCAGTTTGCTCAATCATTACAACCACCTCAACAGCCTGACCCACTTGTACAACTAAGGCAACAAGAGTTAGAATTAAGAGCACAGGACATTCAACGTAAAGCTCAGAAAGACCAATTGGATGCACAAATCGACCAGCAAGAAAATCTGGACGATGCCCAGTTAGCTGAACAGCGACTACAACAGAATGCTGCAATCCAAGCTGAAAGGATTAGGCTTGCTCAAGAAAGGCTCGACCAAGCAGAGCGATTTAAATTATTTGATATACAAAGAGGTAAATAATGGCTAAAGATAAAGTGTCTAAAAAAATATCTTTATTACGCTCTGAGGGTAAACCTCAGAAACAAGCCGTTGCTATTGCTTTGGATATGCAAAGAAGAAAAAAATTAAACACAGGAGGAAATGTGGAAAATAAAAAATTCAAAAACGGCGTTGACATCAAAGGTCAAGGTATGGTCCCTTATGCTTCATCCGAAAAAATTAAGGTATCAGATAAACCAGAACCCGGTATGGGCAGTGGCGTAAGTCGAGCTAAAGGTATAGCAGAAAGAGGATTTAAGTTTAAAGGTATTTTTTAAGCTATGAACTACGAAGGCTACATTAATGCTGGTTTAACAGCTGAACAAGCTGAAGAACTTATGCGTATGGCAGAATTAGGTGCTTCTGCTGAAGAACTTGATAGAGTCTTCCAAAGATATCTTGCTTTCAATACTGGAACAGATACCAGTATTTTTACTGCTTCTTATTTAAGAGATTTATACCCGCAATTTACCGATGACCAAATAAATTCAATTTTAAACATGGTGTCTCAAGGAGCACCTTATGGAGCAGTTGAACAATACATCAATTCATTGGCTTTTGGCAATAACGAAGGCGGCGGCGGCACAGAAGGTGGCGGTGGCACTTCAGGTGGCACTTCAGGCGGAGGCACGGCAGTAGATTCAGACTTACAAGCCTTTTTACAATCATTTGTTGGTTCCTTTGCTGGCGGGATAACAGAAGAACAACAACAAAGAGCTGCAGAAATGCAGAAGTTTTATCAAGATTACTACAGAGCTTTAGCAGGCGAAGGAGTAACTGAAGTGTACAATCCAATGACTGGAGAAATGGTGCCAATAGAAGGCTCTGGTTTGTATGCTGAACAACAATACGGCACAGGCTTACCTTATTTTGGTTACCAAGCAGGTCCGGGAGGCTATGGGCAGGTTGGAGATATAGCAGGAATCGGGCAATTTTTTGCACCAACATTCACTGTTGACCCAACACAATTTTATGGGCAACAAACACCAGACCCAACTCCTCCTCCAGTACCAACACCAGCACCAACAATGCCGCCTATAACAGACCCGCCAGAGCCTATGCCAACACCTGAGCCTACACAAGCTCCAACTCCACCACCATACATTGAACCAACACCAGAGCCAACTACTGCTCCTGAGCCAACCCCTGCACCTACACCTTCTCCCACACCGGGTCCTACACCTGAACCAGAGGGTTTTTATATGCCAGAGGGTGTAACTTATGCAGATTTAGATTTAGCAGACAGGCTACGTATAGCTAGAGATTTTGGCGGAGTATATTTTGATTTTGCAGGCAATCGTTATGAAATGAGTCCCGAAGATTACGATTACTACTTTAACTATGGGCAACCTATGCCAACTCCAGAGCCAACACCGGAGCCAACACCAGCCCCAACACCAGCTCCTACACCTGCTCCAACTCCAGCACCTACGCCAGAGCCTACCCCGTTTCCTACAGCACCACCTCAACCACCTGAGGTAACTCCACCACCTATGTGTTTTGTGGCTGGTACCAAAGTTGATATGGCCGATGGCAGTCAGAAAAATATTGAAAACATCAAAGTTGGCGACAAGGTTAAAGCACAAGATAATCAAGAAGATGAAGTCTGTTATGTGCATGATATTCCAAAAGCACAAAGAAAATTATGGACCATTAACGATAGAATTACTGCTACCGAAGCCCACGCATTTTTAACAAAAGATGGGTGGAAGTCCAACAATCCAGAGCTATCACAACAAGGATACAAAGACTACGACATTGAGATTGGTAAATTAGAAGTTGGTGATAAGCTAATCACAGACGATGGCGTTGAAATAATTAGAAAGTTAGATGAATCAGAAGATTTGTTAAAAGTTTATAACTTTACTACAAACTCTACTCATACTTATTTAGTTGATGGCGTTGTTTCACACAACAAAATGCCAGGTGGTGGATTTGTCCCACCACCAAGGGAATTACTACCACCAGGTGCAGGCGGAACAGGAAACATTCCAGAAATAGGTATTGGTCGAGGTCCAGGTGGCCCAGGTGAAGTAATTTTACCACCTATGGTACCACCACCATTTGAACGTGACATAATTCCACCAGTAAGAGGGGGCGGTTCTAGAGGATTTCCTCCAGGGTTAGGCAGAGATTTAAGAATACCAAGACCAATGCCAGG